AAATTAACGGGTCCATCCAGAGAATTTAATTATGTTGAAGATGTGAAAATAAGTGGAACTGTTGATCCATTCATGCGTTCAAGAAACGTATATTTCAATGCAAATGGACTAAGACCATATACAAAACACTATCATTATTTGGATAGTCAGCAAGTTGATATTGTTCCAAAACTTTGTGAAATTTCAATGCAATCTGGAACTTTCCAAGTTTTTGAAAATGCTCGCATTTATTTTGGTGGTAGAGAAATTGGATATATTAGAATTCAAAAACCAAATCATAAGTTTGGAGACACTTCTCGCCCAGATATTGGAGCTGGACTAGGATCACCATCAGTTTTAGTTGAAACTTACAGTGTTGATCCATATGACAAAACAAGACCAGCTCCTGGTGAATCATATTCAGCAACATCAAAATTAATCAATTTTGGTGTAAGAGCTCTTGCTACTGAGGAACAATTCTATGGATATGTCGCAACTGGTGCAACTATTGTCGGAGAAACTAGCGGTGCCACTGCAACCATAACCAAAGCTGAACTAATATCGGATAATTGGGGAGATATTGTTGCCAGTTTCTTCTTCAGAGATCCAAACTCCAATCCACCACCACCTTACAAGGTTACTAGTGGCACTAAAACTGTAAAAGTCACTGCTGTTCCCCCAGGAGTAACTCCTCTTCCAGGGTCAACAGTGTTTGCTAGTGAAGCAATCGGATCTTACAGTGGATCTGGAACTATTCTAACACAACAGACAAGTAGAGTTGCAGTTAGAAATCCACCCAAACCAGCTGCTCAACCAACTGAAGTTAAAGTTGAAGTAAAGGCACCACATAGGGATCCTCTTGCACAATCGTTTACTGTTGATGGTAAAGGTGCTTTCTTAACTTCATTTGATCTATATTTTGCATCGAAAGATCCTAGTGCAAAGATCTACATTGAACTTAGAACCGTTGAGTTAGGTACTCCAACTTCATTCTTGGTTCAAGATTATACTCAAGTTGCTCTAAACCCAAGTCAGATAAACATTGCCGAAACAACTTTTGGCGTCAAGAGTATGGCTGGATTTGATGACGCTGCAAGTGGATCTACACCAGGACAGTTTGGTTATGAAGTGGACTATCCTTATGCCAAGTCTCAAGGATTCTCGGACTCTGATATCAGATATTTCTTAGAAAATGTTTATTCTGGCAAAATTGGACCAAAAATGCAGGATATTTTAAAAGATCCTAATTGGGGTAGGTATGACAAACCTGGTATTCCTGAACCAGTTCCGACAAGAATTAGATTCCCATCTCCTGTGTATTTGGAGGCAGGAAAAGAATATGCAATTGTTATTCTTTCGCCAGCATCTGATGCTTATGAAATGTGGACTGCCACAATGGGACAAAAAACTGTTAAAACTAAGAACCTACCAGATGTTCAGAATGTTGTTGTTACTAAACAATATATTGGTGGTAGCTTGTTTAAGTCTCAGAATGGAACTATTTGGACGGCAAGCCAATATCAAGATTTAACCTTCAAACTTTATAAGGCAAAATTTGTACCTTCTGGAACAGTAACATTCTATAATACTGATATTACAGAAAGAGGAACAAATGTTGGGAAACTTGCTAATAACCCAATAGAAACTTTACCAAGAAAGTTAAAAGTATCAATTTCTGGTACTCTTAACACTGCTGTTGTTCCCGGAACTAAGATCGGTGAAGGATCCAGCCCAAGTATTACTGGTATTGTTGAAAACTTGGGAGGACCAATTTCAGCAACAGGAACTGGATCAGTTGGTATTGTAGCTGTTGGAGTTGGATATTCAAATGGAACATATACTTCTGTTCCATTATATTCAATCACTGGTAAAGGAACCGGTGCTCAGGCAACCATTACGATTTCTGGTTCTGTGGTTTCTACTGTTAATGTCACCTCTACTGGAAATGGATATGTAAATGGTGAAGTATTAGGTATTACATCCACTAGTGTTGGTGGTGGTAGTGGAGCCAAGATTGGAGTTAAGACACGTGGTGCCGCAGACACAATCTATCTCACTAATGTTCAGGGAGAAAACTTCACTAATTCTTCCACTCTTGTGTATTATACAAATCCAAATTCGGAATCGTCAAGAACAACTGCTACTGCAACAGTATCTTCATCATCACTTATTGGAGATGAGTATTCTGGAAATGTTTTCAGAATTAAGCAGTACAATCACGCCAATCATGGTGGAAATGGAAAAGTTAATGTAACTGATGTTCTACCAGACAGGGAAAAAACAACAATTACTGCTCCATTTGGATTAAATGATACCGTTGTATCTGTTGCAAATACCACCATTTTTGGCACTTATGAGGGCATAACAACAAGTCGTGGATATGCGTTATTAAATAATGAGGTTATATCTTACAGCGCCATTACCCAGGTTTCTGGTAATGCTGGGACACTTACGATTGATGGTAGAGCACAAGGTAGAACCGTTAAAACCGCTCATAGTGCTGATGAATTCATACAACCTTATGAAGTTAGTGGTGTTTCTCTGATGAGAATTAACAAGTTCCACGATACACCAGCAACTTACTACAATTCTGAAAGTTCAAATCTAGATAATTTCTTTTTAGAAGTTGACAGAAGTACACCAGTAGGTAGAACTAGTGGAGCATCAATGCTTAATTTCAATGCTCAAAAAGCAATTGGTGGAGACACTGTTAGAATTTCTCAAAATCACCAATTTAGTTCCATTGAACCATTATTCAATGTAATTACTCCTGGTAAAGGTACAGTAGCATCGGCACAACTCAGAACAATATCTGGAACTAGTGCTGGTGGATCTGAGGTTTCATTCTTAGATCAAGGATATGATCCTATTCCATTGAATACTGTTGTACATTATCCAACTCCAAGGATGGTTGCTTCAAGAATTAATGAAACTACGAGACTAACAACTCTACCATCTAGTAAATCTCTGACTCTAAAAGTTGATTTCAAAACCGAAGATGAAAATCTTTCTCCTGTGATGGATATTCAAAATGCCACCTTTATTCTTGGTAGAAATAGATCCAATAATCCAATTAAGGATTATATTGAAGATTCTAGATCAAATCAACTGACAGGGGATCCTCACGGAGGAGTATTTGTTACACAGATTATCTCTCTTGCTCAACCAGCAACTAGTTTGAGAGTTCTGGTTGCAGCAAATAGACAAGAAAGTGCTGATTTTAGAGTCTTTTACAGACTGTTTAAATCTGATTCTAGTGACATCCCACAAAGTTATGTGCCATTCCCTGGTTATGATAATTTAATTGATACGGATGGTGATGGATTTGGTGATCGTGTAATTGATTTAAATAAAAATAGTGGAAGAGCAGATGCTTTTGTACCACCAAATGATCCAGTTGGATTCTCGGAATATCAGTTTAGTGCTAACAATCTAGATCAATTTAATGGATTTGCAATTAAGATTGTGATGTCTTCCACAAATGAATCAACTCCTGTAAAACTTAAAGATTTTAGATGTATCGCTCTTGCTTAATATGACAGATAATAATAATTTAATTCCAGTTGAGGGTCATAATAATCTTTTTAGAGATCGTGATACTGGTGCTATTCTTAATAATGATAAATCTGGTTATGTTCAATATATGAGATTAAAAGAACAACGTCAAAGAGAAAAAAGTGAATTGGATCAAATAAAAAAAGATATTGATGAAATTAAATCTTTACTGAGGGAGCTTACTAATGGATCCAGACAAAATTAATTTAGAAAATCTCAGCAAAAGTTTTGAATATTTCAAAGCTGCATCTGAAATCGATAACATTGACTGTGTAGATACTCTTAGAAATATTGCAAAATCTTATATAAAATTATATTTTAAACAACAGGAAGTAATTTCTACTTTCGGTACTTCGTTTGAATCTATTGGATTTGATCAAGTATAAATATATTTTAGATCCTGAACTGTTTATAAATGGCAGAAATTAAGGTCAGAGTAGGACAACAACCTGCAGTAAAAGTTATATCTTCACTTGCTGGTGCTCAAGGTCTTTCTTTGTCTGAACTTAGTGATGTTAATGCTACAAATTTACTTGATGGAATGGTTCTTGTTTATAATGGTGCCACTAGAAAATGGGACGCAACTTTAACCCTGACACCAGGGGCAACACAGAATTTAGACATCAACGGGGGAAATTTCTAAATGGCAAGTATTATTAGGATCAAAAGATCCTCAGGTACTAATAAACCTTCTAGTCTAAATTGGGGTGAACTTGCATACGTAACAGGCATTGGAAGTTACGGTGGAGTTAATCAATATAAAGATAGAATTTTTGTTGGTGATGATGGAAGTAATGTAAATCCTGTTGGTGGATATTACTATACATCTATGATGGAACACCAGCCAGGAACAATTGCTGGTGTACAAAATACTAGAAATTCTGATAACGGTGTTGTTGCAGTTCTTGCTCCTGCAACAAACTCTGGACTTTCGGGAGCTTCTTCACTTAAAGTTGATCAATGGAACGTTGATAATCTTCGTTTAGATGTAAATACTATTTCATCGACAAATACAGATGGTGATATTGTTTTAGATCCAAATGGTACAGGTGAAGTTAATATTGTAGATGATACTTATCTAAGTTTTGGTAACGATAAAGATGTAAAACTCAGATATGATGAGGCAACTGACAATAGATTTGAAATTGAAGGTGCTGATTGGGAATTTGCCAATGGAGTAGCGATTAACATTGGAGATGTTACTGAATCAGTTACAAAAGATAGTGGTGCTCTTGTAGTTGAGGGTGGAGTTGGTATTGAAAAAAATCTGAATGTTGGTGGAACAATTAGTGTTACTGGACATTCAACATTTGATCAAGTTAAAATTCAAGATAATGTAATATCAACTATTTCTGGAAATGAACTTTATTTAGATCCATATCCAGATGGATTGAGTAATGAAGGAACTGTTATCATCAAAGGAAACCTTCAAGTAGACGGAACTACAACATCAGTAAACTCTTCAACTGTTGACCTCAATGATCCCATCATTGTTTTAGGTGATGTAACTAGTGTCAGAACAGTTATGACAACTGTCATTTCTGGCGTTAGTACCATTCGCCTAGATTCAGTTGTCGGCATCAACACTGGTGATATTGTTAGTGGTAATGCTGGTTTAAATGTTGGCGCTGCAAATACTGTTACTGCATATGATACAGTAAATAAAATCATTACTTTAACAGATCCAACAATTTCTGGAATTGCAACTACTACTCAGTTAACAATAACTCACGCTTACGATACTAATACTGATCGTGGCATTGCTTTTAATTATAATACCAGTTCTGGAACTGCCAACAATAAACTTGGTTTCTTTGGTTTTGAAGATAGTTCCATTGCAAGCAGTACTGCTGGAACTTTAAATCATGGTACTCACGCTGATGATAGTAGAAGATGGACATATGTTCCTGATGCTACTATTACAAATAGTGTTGTAACGGGAACTAAAGGTTTCTTAGACGTTAAAGGTGTATATTATCAGTCTGGTGATTTTAACACTAATGGTGTTGTATATTTTGATAGTGAGGGTTTACAAAGATCTACTAATAATCCAGCATCTTCTGTAATCACATCCAAACAGATATTAACTGCTATTACAAAAATCACACTTGCTTTACCATCAGCAGTTACTGTTACTGCAGGAGATATAATTAGACAAGATACCAGTAATGCATATGGTGTTGTTGAAACTGGTGGAACAATATCTTCGGTCGATTTAATTGGCGTCGAAGGAACTTTTGTTAACACCTATAATATTCAAAAAGAAGGTAATAATGGTTCTATTCAGAATTTATCTGTGATACCCTCTACTGTTACTACCATATATACTAACAAACCACACTGGACTTCAACATTAGATGGGGGTACTTTCTAAAATATGACTAGAGATAGTGAAGTTGATGTAAATGTTTTAATGCGTTTATATAATCAAAAATTAGCAGCTCTAACAAATCAAAATATTTTGTTAGAAGCAAAACTCCAAACTTTGTCTGACGATTTTGTTGAGGAAAAAAATCAATTAATCGAAGAAAATCTTGAACTTCAAAATCAACTTAATGAATTAAAAAAATCTAAAAAATCTGAAGAGTAGGGAAAATGGCAAAACCAGCATCTAGACAAGAACTCATTGATTACTGTCTAAGGCGTCTGGGAGCGCCTGTGCTGGAAATTAACGTCGATGATGACCAAATAGATGATTTGGTTGATGATGCGCTACAATACTTTAATGAACGCCATTTCGATGGTGTTGAGAGAATGTATTTGAAATATCAAATAACCGACGCCGATATTAGTAGAGGTAGCGCATCATCGAAAGCACCTCGAGGTCCAGGAATTACAACAACAACGGGAACAACAACTATTACTGGATACGGAACGACAACATTTAATTGGTATGAATCTTCAAATTATATTCAAGTTCCAGATTCGGTAATTGGTATTGAAAATGTTTTTAAGTTTGATACTAGTTCCATTTCTGGTGGAATGTTTAGTATTAAATATCAGTTATTTTTAAATGACCTGTATTATTTTAATTCGGTTGAACTTTTACAATATTCTATGGTTAAATCATACCTATCGGATATTGATTTTTTACTTACAACAGATAAACAGTTAAGATTTAACAAAAGGCAAAATAGATTGTATTTGGATATTGAATGGGGAGCACAATCTGCTGGTAATTTTATTGTTTTAGATTGTTATAGAATCCTCGATCCATCTACTTTTACAAAAGTTTATAATGATAGTTTCTTAAAGAGATATTTAACTGCACTAATTAAAAGGCAATGGGGTCAGAATCTGATTAAATTTAGAGGAGTCAAACTTCCAGGTGGTATTGAACTGAATGGTAGAGAAATTTATGAAGATGCTGAAAGAGAGATTGATGAAATAACCAAGAGAATGTCAATGGACTATGAACTTCCACCTTACGATTTTATTGGATAATGGCACTTAATCCATTTTTTCTACAAGGAACTTCTTCCGAACAAAGATTGGTTCAAGATTTAATAAACGAACACCTAAAAATGTATGGTGTGGAAGTTGTTTATATTCCAAGAAAGTTCGTCAACAAAAAAAGTATACTTGAAGAAGTTCAATCTTCAAGATTTGATGACAACTTCGCAATAGAGGCTTATGTAAATACATATGATGGATATTCGGGTGCGGGAGATATTTTAACCAAATTTGGGATGAGTCTTAGAGATGAATTATTAATTACTATTTCAAAAGAAAGGTTTGAAGATTTTATAGCACCATTTTTGGGTGCCCTAGATGATGGTACAGGAGAGGGTGAAATTACATTATCAACTAGACCAAGAGAAGGAGATTTGGTTTATTTCCCTCTTGGACAAAGACTCTTTGAAGTAAAATTTGTAGAACACGAGCAACCATTCTATCAGTTAGGTAAAAATTATGTTTATGAATTAAAATGTGAATTGTTCGAATATGAAGATGAAATTATTGATACTTCTATTGATGAAATTGATAGACAGGTTGAAGATGAAGGATATATCACAACACTTAAATTAATTGGTGTTGGACAAACTGCATTGGCAACTGCATCAATCCTGGGATCAGTCAATTCTGGTTATGTTCGCCAAATTTTATTAAACAATGATGGTAGTGGATATACCTCAAATCCAGTCGTTGCTATAAGTAGTTCTCCAACAGGATTGTCGGGAGATAATGCCACAGCAGTTGCCATTACAACAGTGCGTGGTGGTGTTAGATCTGTTGAAAGGATTTACTTAACAAACGCTGGTGCAGGATATACAGTTCCACCAATCATAACTATTTCTGGAGGTGGTGGAACTGGAGCAGCTGCTACTTGTTCTATTGAGACAACATATAGAGGTGTGGTTAGATTCACTGTAAATGATGGTGGTGTTGGATATGGAACTGCACCAGTTATTACAATTTCTGCACCTGGTGAATTGGCACTCAGTGGAGTAGGACAAACCGCCGTTGGTATTGCATCGATGGGAATAGTTGGAACTAATAATGTTGTAAGAGCAATATATATCGCAAATCCAGGATTTGGATATACAGGTACTCCAACTGTAACTATTGCAAATCCAGAAATACTGACAGGAATAGGAACCTATCAATTTAATGAAATTGTAAGAGGTTCCAGATCTCAAACAAGAGCAAGAGTTAAGAGTTGGGATACCGATACAAAGATTCTTAAAATTTCTAATGTTGGGATTGGTGAGACACAATCCGCATTTTTCCCAGGAGAAACCATTATTGGAACGGAGTCAGGAGCATTGTATAGTGTTCAAGGATATGAGCAAATGGATACATATGATAAATATAGTCAAAATGACGAGATTGAAGAAGAAGCGGATCTCATTATAGATTTTTCAGAGTCAAATCCATTTGGTAATTACTAATGCTAGGAACTTATTATTATCACGAAATTATAAGAAAGACTATTATAGCTTTCGGAACACTTTTTAATCAAATTCATATTCGCCATAGTGAACAAAATGGTACGAATTTTAGTGATATGAGAGTGCCTATTGCATATGGTCCAAGACAAAAATTTCTGGCAAGAATTCAACAACAACCAGAATTGAATAAAGCAACTCAAATTTCGTTGCCAAGAATGTCTTTCGAAATGACTTCTATTCAATATGATCCAACAAGAAAAACAAGCGTAACACAAACTTTTAAAACTTGTGATGACGGTGGGAAAATTAAAAAAGTTTTCATGCCCGTACCTTACAATATTGGATTTGAATTAAATATACTAACTAAACTTAACGATGATGCTTTACAAATAGTAGAGCAAATTTTACCATATTTTCAACCAGGATTCAATTTGACAATAGATTTAGTGGATTCAATTGGAGAGAAAAGAGATATTCCAATGATCCTAGAAAATATAAATTTTCAAGATGACTATGAAGGAGATTTTTCAACTCGAAGAGCTCTAATTTATACATTAGGATTTACCGCAAAAACTTACCTGTTTGGTCCCATTGCAGAAAGTTCTGATGGACTTATTCGTAAGGTACAGGTTGATGTTTACACTAGCACTGATACTGAAAATGCAAAGAGAGAATTGAGATATACCGTAACACCAGATCCATATAACGCAGATCCAGATGATAATTTTGGATTTGATGAGGAATGGACTTTCTTCTCGGACGGAAAAGAATATAGCCCAACTCGCAAAGTTGATATTTAATTAGTATGTCAGATAATTACGATAAGTTGGATGAAGCTCTGAATATTAAGAGTGATATTGTTAGTGTTGAAAAGGAAGAACCTATTTTAAAAGTAGAAACTTCAAATCATACTGACATTAAAAAAGATTATGAATATACAAGAGCAAATTTATATTCTCTTATAGAAAAGGGGCAAGAAGCAATTAATGGAATAATGGAACTTGCCGGTGAAGGAGGAAGTCCTCGTGCATACGAAGTTGCTGGGCAGTTAATTAAAAGTGTTGGTGATGTTACTGACAAACTTATTGATTTACAAAAGAAGTTAAAAGATGTCGAAGAGGATGTTGTAAAAACAACCAACAATGTTACTAATAATGCGGTTTTTGTTGGATCAACTTCTGAATTATCTAAATTACTCAAACAAGGTTTTCTAAATAGTAAGGAGTAGTTTTTTATTCAATGAGTTGGTCTAAGGATTATAAAAAATCAATAGACTGTGATAATCCAAAAGGATTTTCACAAAAAGCTCATTGTGCTGCACGTAAAAAGAGGCAGAGAGGTGAAGAAACCGCATCAAAATCTCCTTTTAGTGAGCAGAAAGAAAATCCAATCGTTGAGTTGGAATCTGGATTAAAAAAATTAGATAACACTTCTTATGACTCCATTGATAAATTAATGAGAAGTATTATGAAAAAGCATGGTATGTCTGCTAAGGAACTTCATAATGCTTTTGTAAATAAACATGATAAGACTCCCGATGATTGGATTAAAGAATTAGATGAAGGGACATTACATCATTGGTTTAAAGGTTCAAAGTCAAAAGGTGGAAAACCTGGTTGGGTTCAGGCAGATGGTTCACCTTGTGCCAATGAACCAGGAGAAACTAAGACACCAAAATGTTTTAGTAGTGGAAGACTAAGAGCATTAAAAAGAAAAGGTGAAAAAGGTGAAGCACTAATTAGATCTGCTGTTCGCCGTAAGAGACAAAAAGATAAAAATCAACAAGCAAAATCTGGTGCAACAAAACCAACTAATGTTGCAACTTTTGCAAAAGGTAAAAAAGATCCTAATTACATAAAAGCGGAACCAGGTATTAAAGAACAAATGGAACTCAACGAAGCAAAAAAAGATAAACCTGGAAAAGGTAGTGGGACAAAAGATGCCTGCTATCATAAAGTAAAGTCAAGGTATGATGTTTGGCCAAGTGCATATGCGTCTGGAGCACTTGTTAAATGTCGTAAAGTTGGTGCCGCAAACTGGGGAACAAAAACAGAAGAGACATCTCTTAATTATGATTGGGACACTCCAATTCGTGAGAGACCTGATAGATATTGTCCAAAATGTGAAAAACTTGAACTCAGGCATGAGTGTAGATATGGTCCAAGATATTGGGATATGTATTCAATGCCAGCAGAAGTAATTACAAATAAAAAAGATTATAAAACAACTATGCCTTATCCAGGACCAGATGCAGTGCTATCACCAACACCAATGTCTACCAATCAAATGAAATACAATATCGCAACTGTTCATCCAGCAAATGAAGAGAAAGATCATGAGTATTCAATGGCTCGTTCAGAACTTTCTACTGTTATTTCAGCTGTAAGAAGACTTCAGAAAAAAATGAAGGGTGAGGGTAATATTGAAGCATGGGTTCAATCAAAAATTACTAAGGCAGCGGACTATCTTGATAGTGCAGCAGATTATCTTGATAGTGGAGAATCTGATATTGATGAGGAAATCGTAGTTCAAGATTCAAATGGAAATGATTATGTTGAGTTTACTGACATTATCAAACCAGAACCTTTAAAACCAAGTCGTGGAATCGGCAGTGAAATTTTAGATGAGGCTGGAAAGAAGTGTTGGCCAGGATATAAGAAAAAGGGAACTCAAAAACTTTTCGGTAAAACTTATAACCGTTGTGTAAAAGAAGGTTATTCGAATTGGAGGGAAGAATTAGGAATATCTGAATTATTAGAAGATTGGCAAAAAGTTAATCGTCAAGATAGAACCGATGGATTAAGTCAAGCAGCGGTAGATGCTTATCGCCGCGAAAATCCAGGTTCAAAACTTCAGACTGCTGTCACTGAAAAGAAACCAAAAGGAAAGAGAGCAAAGCGTCGTGCAAACTTCTGCCGACGTATGAAAGGTATGAAATCAAAACTGACTTCTGCCAAGACTGCAAGAGATCCAGATTCAAGAATTAACAAAGCCCTTCGTCGTTGGAACTGCAACTAAAATGAAATCTTTTCAACAGTTTATTTCAGAAAGTATCACCATCAATGGTGACTTTAATGGAACTCTTAATGTAGGTTCCCCTCAACCAGAAGAAACCCAAGAATCATTCTTCGCAGATGTAGTTTGGGAAGGAAAGATGTATCGTTTAGAAGTAGAAGGTAAGATGCTTTCTAAAAACGAACTCGCAGAACAAATTCAAGGAGAATATCCCGGAGCAATTGTTCATAACATTTATCCCAGTCAGGTAAATACATCTAGAATTAAAAACGCACAAAGATATCAACCAGAAAGATTATCGTGGAGTGATTAATGGCTCAGTGGAATAAGACTACGCAGGATTATCTAAATCAAGAAAGATCCCTTTTTGAAGTTAATATTTGTGCCGATAGATATGGCAACATTGATGGGTGTAATGGAACAGCAAGTGCTAATAGTGCATTTGGTGAAAGTATTGCTGTTCCAGTTACGCCAGTGCTGCAATTGGATGCACTGTATGGATTAGAAACAAATAAATTTGAAACATTTACATCAGGTACTGGCATTACAACATCAAATACCTTGATGAAAGCATCATCAGGAACTGGTGCTTATGGTTATAGTGTTATTCGTTCAAAGAG